TAATGCTATTAACACAATATCAAATCAAGTACAAACATTACAAAGTTCAACATCACAACAAATAAATATAATTAATGAACAATTAGAAAATGGTGTAACAAAAGTTAAAACAACAACAGGTTATACATTTGATGAACAAGGTTTAGGAATATCAAAAGGTGAAGATTTTAAAAACTTAATTACTGATAGAAACCAAGTTATAACAAGTGGTGGTAAAGAACAATTATTTATTGGTTATGATGATGTTGAAAAAAGAACAGTTGCAAGAATACCAACACTTGAAAGCCAACAAGCAACAATAGGTGTACATAGAACAGAAATTATAACAAAAAATGGTAAAAAAAGAACGGCAGGTTTTTATGTTGGGGGTGGTAATTAATGGCGGTTATTGCTACAAGAATAAACGGACAATCTAGTCAAGCAAATTATGGATTTTATGGAAATGTATTAGTATGGGACACTATAAACGAACAAGGTGGAATTACGGTACAAGTAAATACTTATATCGTAAATAATGGAAGTAGATTTAATACAAATGGATGGACAAAACATACAAGAATAGATAATGTTGCAGAAGAAACTTTAACAAACCAAAATATAAATACAACAAATGTAGATAGATATGGTGGAGAAACATTAATACAAAGCAAGACTTATAATGTGCCTATAACAATGGAACAAGTATGGATTGCTTCTTATATAACAAAATCAAGTTATTCAAGTTATGAGCCGGGTTATTCTTATTTTAATGGTTGGGTATCAATGCCAAAAGTACAATCAACTTGGAAACAATCATTATTAAGTATATCTAATGTTGAAAATGCTTTTACATTGCCAATAAACAAATATGTAAATGATTATTACAATGTAGTAGAAGTAAGAAATTCAAATAACACAACATTAGTAAAAACAATAAATGATGCAGTAAATGGAACAAGCGTGACATTTAGTAGTGGTGAATTAAATACAATATTTACAATGGATAATAATGCTAATCAATTGCCATTAGTGTTTTATTTAGATTTAAAAACATATACAAATTCAAGTAAAACAACACAAATAGGAACAACACAAAGATTAAAATGTGAGGCATATATTGTAAATGGAGAGCCTACTGCAACATATACAATTGTTGAACAAGATGCAAAAGTAATAAGTTTGTTAAGTGGAGATACATCAAAAATAATTAAAAATGCAAGTGATTTATTATTTACAATAACACCTACTGCTTTAAAAGGTTCAAGTATATCAAGTGTAAAAATTAATGATGTACCTGCAACATTAGATAACAACAATTATGTATTAAATGTGACTAACTTAACAACAGGAACTTTTAATATAGTTATAACTGATAGTAGAGGTTTAACAAAAACATATACTGCAACAAAGACTTTATTAGATTATATTGCTTGTCAAATTAATACTTGGTCTATTGAAAGACAAACACAAGTGTCTAGTAATTTAAAACTAAATGCAAATGTAAATGTGTGGGAAGATACAATTAATGGTACAACAAATACAATAATTGTTAAATATTCAATAGATAATGAGAATTGGACAACAATACCATCAAGCAGTTATTCAATAAGTGATAATGTTTTAACAATAACTAACTTAATATTAAATAATATAGTAAATTATAAAAACATAGCGACATTTTATTTAGATATAAGTGATTTATTAAGTGAAACAAAAGAAAATTATCAAATAGCAAAAGGTGTAGAAACATATTCTTGGGGTGAAAACGATTTACAAATAAATGGTGATTTATTTATTGCCGATGAAGATGGGGAAAACACAAAAGAAATAAAAACATTAATTTGCGATTTAATTTATCCAATTGGTAGTATTTATATTAGTGTAAGTGATGATACGGCAACAAAAGTACATAACAGACTTGGTGGAACTTGGGAAGCATTTGGCACAGGTAGAACATTGGTTGGTGTGGACACCTCACAAACAGAGTTTAATTCAGTAGAAAAAACAGGTGGAAGTAAGTATATTCAAGAACACTGGCACACATATAGATTTGGTAGTAGCCCCGGTGGTGATGGAACTGGTTTAGTTTACTCATCAACTGCTGGAACACAAACAAATAAAATTGCAATTGGTGATGTAAAAAATGTTACAACAGGTAATTCAGGAAACTTACAACCTTATATAACTTGCTATATGTGGAAAAGGACAGCATAATGGAAGAATTAATAATAATTGAAAGAAAAATGATAAGTGCTAAATATGATGGCAAAAAGTTAAGGTATTTGTACTATAAAAGAAAATATGAAAAGATGAAAAGCAAACTAGAAAATACAAGATTTTACAAAAAATAAATTCTGGTGTATAATTTAATTGAAAAGGGATGATTACTATATGGAAATAACGATAGCATTAGCAATAAGCATATTGGGTGCGGTAATAAGCGTATCTACTTTTGCGTTAAATAGAAAAGATAAATCTAACAAAGATACAAAAGAAGATAGTTATAAATGGGGTCAGTTTGACACAAAACTTGATAATATAGAAAAAACATTGGCAAAAATTGAAAACAAATTAGATTCTTATGATAGAGAAGTAGAAGAAAAAATTGATGATGCTATGAAACACCATATAAATGAATATCACAAAAATTAGGTGAAGAGATGAAAATAAGGGAAGAGATGAATATGGCAAAGAAAGAATTAAATGATTTAAAAGAGCAAAGTTGGGCAATGGAAATATTACACGATTATAAAAAAGCAAACAAGAGACTTTTTATTTCATTAATTATAATTTTATCTATGTGGTTTGCTACTATTGGATATTTAGTATATATTCTTAATGATATAGGAACTTATGATAGCATTGAAATAGAAGATGTTGAAAACATAGATAACTCACATATAAAGATAGGTGATGACATTTGGGAAAAATCAAAATAACTCGTTACAAAGGTAGAAAAACAAAAATGCAAAATTGCCCTGTATGCGGAAAATTTATGAAGAAAAAGAAGTGATGTAATGTTAAAATTTGATTTTACTAACGCAGAATTAGAAGATATAAAATCTAAAATACATTTTACTGAAAGGCAAGAACGAATTATTGCTTACAGGCAAGACGAATGGAAAATACTTAAAATGGCAGATAAAGAGCATTGCGATGTCTCAACTATAAATAGAGAAATAAAAAAAATTAAGAAAAAAATTATGAAGGTTTTGTAACCTTCTTTTTTTATGCAAAAATATGACATTTTTAAGCCATATAGTCGAGATTTTTAAACTCCCATTTAATTATACAATTGAAGTATGAAAAGGAGGAAATAGAACCCATTAGGATAGTTTAAAACACATTCGAGAGGTATTGTAATCTGTTTCTTCTTTTTCATTTTATAGGAGGAATTAAATATGTTTGGAAATAACCCATATCAAAGAAGTTTTAATACTATAAGTCAACAAAGTATGTACGAACAAATAGATAACGAAATAAATAATTTACAGCAAATGAAAGAAAGAATGAAAAACAATGCAGCACAACCCCCAGCAATAAATCAAACATTTCAATTAGCCCCAACCAATAGAGAAATAATGCGATATGTAAACTCTATTGATGATGTGCAAAGAGAAAATGTTATAGGAGAAACGCCATATTTTAGCAAAGATTTGTCTATTGTGTGGATAAAAGGAATTAATGGAAATATAAGAACATTTGAATTAACTGAAATAATACCAAAAGATGATAAAGACTTAAAAATAGAATATTTAGAAGCACAAATAAAGGAATTAAAGAAAGGAATGATTAATAATGAATCCAACTCAAATGTTGATGACACAACTTCAAAACCAATTGAAGATGAGAAATCCTCAAATGTTTCAACAATTTCAAAGCCTAAGGGAAAACAATGGCAATCCAAACGAGATGATAAATAGCATTATAAATAAATATACTCCAGAACAAAAAGCAAACTTTATAAAATATGCTAATGGTTTTGGAATAACAAACGAACAATTGAATGAATTTGGTATTAACTCTAAATAGAGTTGATATAAAAAATATTTAGAAAGGAGAGAAAGAATGAACGGAGGAATACAACCAACAGTAGAACTTGCAACTAACAATGGTGCTTATCCATTTTATCCAGTAATGTATGGGAATAATAGCGGATTTGGTGGAAACAATGGTTTTCTAGGTGGAGATGGTTGGATTGTTTTATTGTTACTTTTAGCCTTTGGTGGTTGGGGTAATAACGGAAACAATGGAGGTTTCTTTGGTGGTAATAGTTTTGATAATGGTTATGCTTGGTTATCTAATGGGCAAAAAGAAATTATGCAAAATACTAACAATGGTTTCGACACATTACATTTAAGCAATCAAATTGAAGGAACTAGAGATGGTATTTATGGATTATCTAACCAATTATGTAATAGCACATCAGATATAACAGCAGCAATTACTAACGGTTTCTATGGAAGCGAAGTTGCTGCTCAAAATAGAGCAATTAATCAAATGCAAGACACATTTGCTTTAAGCAGACAATTTGCCGATTGTTGCTGCGAAAACCGTTTAGGTATTGCTAACTTAAATAGCACTATTTTAAGCGAGAATTGTGCTGATAGAGCAGCATTAGCAGATGGTCTTAAAGATGTACTAATCAATCAAACGGCTAACACACAAAGAATATTAGACCAATTATGCAACGACAAGATTGATGCAAAGAATGAAAAGATTTTAGACCTTCAAAGACAATTAGATATGGCTGATTTAAAAGCATCACAAATCGCTCAAAATGCCTTTATTTCGCAAGGATTTGCAAATGAAGTAGATGCTTTATATAACAGACTTTCTAACTGCCCTGTACCAAGTACACCAGTTTATGGAAGAACACCTATATTTACTTGCCCTAACAACAATGGATGTGGATGCAATGGAAACTATTATGGTGCAAACATAATGTAAGCAAATAGTAGATAACTACAAACTCGAATACGAGAACTTGCTAATTTTAACGAGATAGACAAGTTCTATCTCTATTTTTATATGAAAGGAGAAAGATAAAATGATACAAGCAATTCAAATATTACCAGAAGTATTAACTTCAAATACTGATAACCTTAATTTTTCTACCATAGATGTAAGAACTAGAAGTGCTAATTGTTGTGGATGGCTTCAATATATGAATGGAGGGAGCGACTTTACTATTATTGGTGGTGGAAGATTTAAAATATCTTTTAACGCTAATGTAACAAGCGAAACAGCAGGAAGCATTGCTCTTGCATTAAAATCTTCATTAGGTAGCGATGTGGAAGGAACTGAAATGGATGTAGAAGTTGCAACAGCAGGAGATTACTATAACATTTCTTTTACAAAAATATTAGAAGTATGTCCTAGAGTAAACACTACAATTGCAATAGGGTCTCTACCAGCAATTGGCGGAGTAACACCAGCAGTTACAACAGAAATACCAACAATTAAGGATGCTAATTTGATAATTGAAAAATTGTCGTAATGAAAAATTTGGATTTAGTTGAGTTGTATTTACAATTAATAAGTTTATATATAATTCAAAAAGATTATAACAATACTGATTTAATGAATGAATTACAACATCAAGATAGAAACTATTTAGAAAAGATTGTTGAGCAAAACAAGCAAATATTAGAAATCCTTAAAGAAAGGAGGTAGTTATGGAAGAAGAAGAAAAAACAGAAGAAAGCAAAGACATAATGCAACGATTAAAAGACAAAGCAGAAAAATTAATAGAAGAAATTGAAAGCAAAGATATAAATTCTATTAGTACAAGTGATTTAGAAACGCTTTATAAACTTGTTGATATACACAAAGATATATCCAACGAAGAATATTGGGAAAGAAAGGAGAAAGATAGTATGAATTATGGAAATTATGGAAACTACGGAAATTATGGAAGAGGAAACTATGGGAATTATAGTGGAAGAAGAGCAGGATATGATAGTTACGGAGAATATGGAGAATATGGAAGAGGAAGTTATGGTAGAAGAGGAAGAGATATGAAATACCGTGGAGACGAACATTTAGATAGAATGGGAGAAGGCTATGGTAGATATGAAGAAGGAAGAGAACAATACAATAGAGGTAATTATGGTGCTAAAGACGACACTTTAAAAGGGTTAGAATTTATGCTACAAAGTGCAGAAGACTTTTTTAAAATGTTAAAACAAGAAGCAACAAGCCCTGAAGAAATGCAATTATTCCAAGAGTATGCTCAAAGAATAGCACAAATGTAATTTATGTATTATAAATATTATAATGCGAATCCAATGGGAAGAAACATTGAAGATTGCGTGTTAAGAAGCATAAGCGTTTTGACAAATAGAAGTTGGCAAGATGTAAATGACGAATTAAGTTATTTAGCAGCAAAAGAAGGATATATGTTTGATAATGTGCCATTTGTTGAAGATTACTTAGACGAAAGATACAATAGAGAGTGCCATTATTCAAAAACAGTAGGAGAGTTTGCCATAGAGCATCCTTATGGGAAATATGCTATTACAATGCAGGGGCATATAACGGCTTTAATAGATGGAGTAATAGTAGATACATTTGACCCAAGTAATAGAGTGATGAGATGTGCGTGGAGGATTGAATAATTTGACAACAAAAAGGGAATATGATAAAATTTATATGTAGTTGAGAAACTACAAATTATTATTTTTTATTTTATGATGTTTGTTAAACTAGATTCACCTCGAGTTTACACAAACCCCCTTTACTTGTCTTGGAGCAACTTATGTTGTTCCTTTCTTTTGTCAAAAACAAAAATAAGTTATATAATAAAAAAGGGGTTGTTTTTATTCATTTCTCAACCCTCCATTATTCTTTTCTTTGTACGGCACTTATGTAAATTACATAGGTGTCTTTTTTGCATAATTAAAACATTTGTATTATAATTAAGATAAAAGGAGGAAATAAATATATGAGAGATATTTCACAATTAGTAGTAGTTGCAATATTGGTTGAGGCAATATGGGAAAACATAAAAATGATTTATCAAGACAAAAAGTTTTCTATATCTATGATTGGTTCGTTGTGCATTTCAATAATAATTTGTATATTAGCAAATATGAATATATTTGATATGGTTGGCATTGAAATGAAGGTTCCAATTATATGCAACATATTTACTGGAATTATTTGCTCAAGAGGTGCAAATCTTGTAAGTGATTTATTTACTAAAATTAAGAAAGGAGAATAGTAATGGAAGAATTAAAACAAGAAGATTGGGAAGTGCAAGATACATTTAACGAATTAGATGTAAGAGAAGAAATTGAAATAGAAGATGGTGGTGATGAAAATGAAGCCACAAACAACGATACCGAATAAAGGTAATCCATTTTACAACACAACTTCAAATGGTGGTTATTCTTGGTGTATTCAAGGTAAACCAACGGTAGAAGGGCTAAATGTTCTTTGTAATTGCGTGGGGTGGAGTTGTGCTAGATTTAATGAGGTATATTCAACTGAAACAGGTTATAAAGGAATGAAATATCCACAATTAAATTGCAATGCAGAAAACTTTATTGAAAGGGCAACTTCAATAGGATTAACATATCAAAATGAACCTTGCTTAGGTGGAATAATGGTATGGCAAGGAATAAGTAAAAATAATGCTGGTCACGTTGCTAGTGTAGAACAAATCAATAGTGATGGTAGTGTATTAACAAGTGAAAGTGGTTATAATCATTTTGCATTTGAAAATTACACAAGATATAAAGGAAATGGGAATTGGGGACTTAATAGCAACTTTAAATATTTAGGTTGTATCATAAACCCAGCAAACCCTAAACCAGAACCTACACCACCACCTAGTCCATATCCTTTTAATGGAATAGTTAAAAAGGGAAGTAAACTATATGCAGAAAATGGAAACCAATACAAGAATCCTGCTAGTGCTGATAGACAAGTGCAAGTATTGGGAGAAGTAAATGGTAGATATAAAGTGTATGGAGATACATTTAATCCTCATATCGTATATGTAAATAAAGGAGATGTAATACCAAACACGGGGTACCCTTTTAATGGTATAGTAAAAAAAGGAAGCCCATTATATAATGAATATGGTGGAAGATACAAAAACGGAGCAAGTGCTGATAGAGATGTAAGAGTTGAAGGCGAACTTAACGGAAGATACAAAGTTTATGGGAACACTTTTAATCCTCACATTGTGTATGTAGATAAGCAAAATGTAATAAGAAAGTAGAAAAATCTACTTTTTTTATTTTGGGTATTGACATATAGAACACTTGTGTGATATTATCTAAACATAGAGGAGGTGAACGATGAAAGTTAGAAAGAATTGGGGGTGGAGAAAAGATACGGAGTGGTATAATTCAATTACTAATGAAGCAAACAAATATAAATATCCTTGCCCTAAATGTGGTAGGAAAATGATAATTGCTTATAAAATGGAGAAAACATTTTGCGATTTTTGTGGGACAACAATATACAAAGACAAAAAAATTGAATTTAGAGAAAAAATGAAAGTAAAGTTAAGAAAGGAAAAAGAAAATGGAAAAGTGTGATGTAGTAAATATGTTTTACAACCAAGACCAAGTAAAGTATGGTAAAGGTTTTAAATTATTTGAAGATACTTATGAAGAACTAAAAGATGAACTTGACCTAGTTAGAGAAGAAGATGGGGACACAGTAATAGTAAGACCTAGAAAGACCAAATTACAAATAATTAAAGAAATGTTAGGAGTAGAGGTGAAATAAAATGCTAGAAAAAGAGGCTAAAAAATACAAAAAATATTTAGAAAAAAGAAACAGCGAAAAAACAAGTTGGTTTAATCGAATTAGATTTTGGAGATATTTAAAAGAAGACTATGAAACCGCTAAAATTGAAAATATGAAGAAACAAAGCAAATTACATAGACTTGAACAAGAATTGTCAAGCACACAAATATCTTTAAATATTGCTTGT